TAGGCCATGTTGCCATAGTCTACACTTTTCAGATAGCAACCATACAATTCCCATGTTTCCAGCACAATCGGTGTGGCTGCGCCATTGCCGCCGTCAAGCACTTCGAAGCGTGTGGTAAACTTGTAGTCAATACCAGAAGCAGCCGAGGCCATTTCCAGAAAGTCCATCTGCTTCTGTATCTGTTCGCCTACCAACTTGCTGACAGCACCTGACGCATCATCACGCAGATTGCAGGTCACATCGGCCCATTTGCCCTTGCCTGCTAGATGCAATGTGCTGTTGTATATTTCAATTGGGATGTCATCGAACGTCATGGTAGGTCTTTTGAAATCTATAACCTGCTTGGTCAATTCTGTTCGTGGTGTACTGACACCAAAGTTTTCAAATATTACTCGAAAGCGATATTTGAGTTTGGGCATGAGCAAGCCTTGGTTGCTCGCGCTTTGATCGCTTGCCAAGGGCACTGTCATTCGTGTTAATGATGCAACGGCCATATTTGTAATCTCCTATGCAGTTATTTACCTCAGTTGAGGCCAAAAAAAATGGGGTGTTGCCACCCCATTTACTAGTCTAACGATATGTTAAACAGTGGTTGCTGTGGCCACAGAGCCTGCAGCAATTTCGCCTGTGTTCTTGAGACGCAGAGGAATGTAGATGAATTCCACAGATTTCACAGGTTCAATAGCAATGTCAACCCAGAGCTCGTTGGCATCAATTCTGGCAGGTGTGTTGTTGGAATCATCACACACCACCAAGAAGTCATAGATACCACGCTTGGCCACCAGGTCAATACACAGGCTGTTGATGGCGTTGGATATTTCGTTTCTAGTGATCTGATCGTTGGGTTCAAACAAGAACTGCTTGCCAATTTCTTCCAATCTGCCACGCATGAATGCAACCAGTCGGGCCACATTGATACGATCCAGAGCACTGGCGGTACCATAAATGGTCTTGTTACCAAAGTTGGTAATACCAACACCAGGAATAAACGTGATTGGATTGATACGGTTCAAGTATTCAACGTCACGTAGGCCTTGATTGTTGCCAATGGTCACAAACTCTCCAGTTTGACTGTTGATGTAACCGATGGTGGCTGCATTGTCAATCACGCCGCGACGTGTGCCAGCCGGAGCCAACCATGGATAACTCACTTCGTCGCTGCGAATTATTGTACGCACCATCATGTGACTAGGTGCTGTCACAACTGTGCTTCCGCCCAGGTCTGTGGTCTGGCAACTGGGATAGAACACAGCAGCATATGGTGTGCTGGTGGTCAAGCCATCGCCAGCAAATGTGCCAAGACCGCTGTTGTTTGTGGCCCAGGCCACCAGTTCGGTGCCGCTGGCATCCAGGCGCATGGGAGTGTCACCCACCACAAAACAGGTGTTGTTGCGTTCGTTGCTGAGAGCAGACATATTGATAATCAATTCAGGGTATGCAGTACATGCCAAGAGATTGAACACAGCTTGTTCTTCACGAATTGTGATGCTGGTGTCAATGCCCGACTTGAGTGCTGCCACAACCAATGCACGTTGTGCCAGTCGGCCCATGTTGGGTGCTCCATCTGCTCTATTGCCAGAAGCTGTGACCCAAGAATTGGTTACCAGCAGATCCCAGTAAGATGTTTGTGTAGCAGGATTCTGATTGGTGCCAGCTTGAATAGCCACATACAAAACTGCATTATACAACACCGCATCGCCTACAGCATAGGCAGTGCTATTGCTCCAGGTGCTGTAGCTGAAATCAGCAGCATTGAAGTAATTGACCTGGAAGCTCTTGACATTGAAACCGGAGCGACGTGTGTTGAACAACAACATGCCTGTGGGATACAAGGCAGAATCAGGTGCATCAACGTCTAGGTAATTGCTGGTCAACAGGCTCACAATTGTGGGCAAGGCACCTGTGATTGGATCCACAGTACCTGTGGGGCTCCAACGAGCATCTGCAAACAACACACCATTTTCAGTGGTTTGGTCAGTGTTGTCAATCAGGACCCATTGATCCACACCTTCAACATTTTGCCAACGTTTGATCACCGGGTAAATTTCAAGATTGCTAGTGTCAATCCAGAGGTCACCATATACCAACGCAGTGGCATCACTTTGTGTAGTGGGTGCTGTGGCAGCAATTTGTGGGCCGGCTGGATCAGTTAGAGAGAGATTATCGCCACGAACATCATTGGTCTCGTTTCGATATCCAACCCATCCTGTTCCACTCTGAATCATGATATCAACTTGGCTGGTGGTAGAATAGTACCAGTAGCGGCCATCAGCTGGATCTTGATCTGGAGCAGTGGCGCTGGCAGTGTAATCCAGTCCTTCCCATGCACTAAGCAACAGAGTAGGTTCATTGTTCACAATCTCACCGCGGCAACCAGTGGTAGAACCAGTAAATCCAGCGGCACTCAAAGCAGTACCAGCGCCCACATCGTCTAGTACAATTACACCGCCGATGCTTTGTGTGAACACAATGGCACCAGTTGAATCTACTGCTGCACTAACACCTGGAACACCAGCAGAACTTACCGCAGTGATAAATGCCGCCGCAGTAGTTCCACTAATGGTAGCAGTCACAGCGGTAGTCAGGCTGGTTGAGTTTGCCACAGATGTTTGAATAGTAAATTGATTACCATTTGTAAATGTAGGTGTGGAGGTGCTGCCTGTTATTACTGTGGCTCCTTGAGACACCCGCTCAAATACCTGCAGAGTGTAGGTGTTGTTGTAGGGATATGCTGCAACTCCACTGAGTTCTGGAGTGACATTGTATTGTGTGTATGTTGTACCAACAGCAATATTTTTACCACCACCTGTGGGATCCAGAGTTGCATTAGCACTCCAGTCATTGGCATATACTGTGGCAGATTGTTGTACAAATGCGCCCAGTGCAGAGCTGTATTTTTTCACAACCATTGAGGTTCCAAGATTGCTGCTGGTAATCTTGTTCCAGACACTGCCTGTGGGTCTAGGTTGGTCGTCTGTGGTTCTCCAGCGTGGCACAGTGAAATTGGCACTTTGTTGCAGGGTAGGAGCATAATTGGCAACGTCAGCGGTGATACCCAAGGTAGTTAGCAGTCCTGCTGTGGAACCTGCTGAGTTAACAACAACAATACCGTCGTCGGCTGTGGAATTGTCGGCTGTGGCACTGGCGTTGGCAAATAAACACAGTTTGTTGTCAATCACAGCTGAGTAAACACCCAGGATGTTAGCAGTATTGATAGCTGCACTGAGACCAGCAACATCATTGTTGGGAGAAACCGGAACAGTAACCGTTGAGCCATTGATCACAATGGTGTTGCTGGCTGTTAAATCAGCTGTTACAGCATTGGCACCGGTCAAGGTTGGCCAGCTGAGTTTCCAGTCATTGGATCCAACCAAAACCCAGGTATTGTACAAGTCTGACAATTCAGTAGCAGTGGTTTGAGTTGTGGCTGCTGCCCCATTTTTGTAATATATAGGATTGGCAACATTGGTTGCAACCACAGCATAATCGCCAATGCTGCCGTAATCTTGCGAAGGGATTCCGCTGGTGAGATCTGACGTGCTGGTAATAACCAAGGGTACTTGATTGCTGAACGCACCAGTGGTCAGGTTCCATTCAAATGTGCCCCAGATGGTGTTGGCAGTGTCTAACCAGAATGTACCGTCATTGGGTTCGCCTGTGGGGCGAACTAGACTGGCGGTGAGCTCAGAAAGATCAATGTCCACACGTTGAACATAAGCACGATTGGTAATACCCAAGGCAGAGTATGCAGCCAACAAACCATATTCGTTGAGCTCGTAACCATTGATTGGTGTACCTGCTGTGGTTTTGTAGAAAAACGGATTGCCAAATGTAGCTGATAGATCACGTTGACTAGTGACCAAATAAACTTTATTTGCGTTGGCAGCTAATGTGCCAGCTGCAACCCCCACGCCAGAACCTGAAACTTTGTTTTGCGCCGTGGCGATCAACATGTAAGGTACTGAGTTTGTGGCTGCAGGAATGTAATTTGTTTCGTCAATTACAGTGACTTGAACTCCGGGTGATACTAGTGCCATTTTGGCTCCTTTAAAAACTTATGTAGATATTTATCGGATGATGACAAAACCAGTGGTGTTGCGTTGCCCTTTGCAAAGGTTCGCGTGATAAATACCCCATGAGACCCATATGTGCTGCTTGTAACCAACGCTCTGTAGCTGTGAACTACACCCGCGAAGATGTTGTACACTATCGAACCAAATGCGATCACTGCATTAGAAGAAATAAAAAAATAAAGCCGCCTGAGGCCCTGTGGAAGAAGGCAGGCTACAAGAAAAAAGCCACATGCGATAGATGTGGCTTTAGATCACGATACGCTGGCCAGTTACTGGTGTGTCACATGGACGGAAACATGCGCAACGTGTCCTTGAACAATTTACGCACAGTTTGTTTGAACTGCATGGAAGAAGTAAAACGGCTTGATATACCCTGGGTTCCCAACCAGCTTCAAGCTGATCGTTGAGTTACCAGCTGTTGCACCTGCTCATACAAGTGATCTAGACTGGAATTATTGTCCAGCACAGCATCAAACTTTGTGCCTGCCCAGG